TTACTGTGCTGGCGGAACCAATAGGTTCTACAGGGGTATTAAGCGGTAATAATCAGGTTGTTGATATTGCCTTTACCAATAAAGCGACTTTATCAATCAATATCGCCGGAACTTATGTTGGCGGCTTTATTCTTGAAGGGAGTGCCGATTTTGGTGTGACATGGCATAGCATGGATCATACGCAATGGAAAAACGGGCTTGCCAATTATCCCGTTAAATTTCATGCAGTAATTCCTTGTGGTGGGTTGACTAATGCCAGATTAAGAACAGACACTGAAGGCTGGATATCAGGAAGTGCCAATATTACTTTAATCGGGACAACTGCACCCAGTGAAGCAAGCAATCTTGATTTATTGCACTCACAAATGGTCGATACCGATGCTCAGGAAACGATTGCTATCGGTAATACATCGGCAATCAGTACCGCTGGCACTCAATACACAAAAGCCATACTAACGGCGACAAAAGATTGTTGGGTAAGCATGGGTTCTGCACCGGTGGCAGTTAGAGATGAAGGAATTTTTATTCCGGCTGGGACAGCGTATTACCCGCTTAGACTATCTGAAAATAACTACCAGTTTGCAGTAATCAATGATGTGGCCGATGTAACAGGTAAATTGAACATCGTCTGGAGTTACTAAAATGTCAATGATGACTAGACCAAGGAAAGCAGTAAAAGCAGTGGAGATAATTCCTCCACCAGCTTTATCAATCGAGTCTGTTTCTGGATGTAATGATTGCTATAACTTGGCTATTCATAATGGATTTGCTTATGTAACAAGAGTTGTCGCTTATGGAACCATATACAAAATTGATTTGAATGCGCTTTCTAAAGTAAACATTACTGCAAATCTCGATTTTCCAACCACGATTACACACGATGCGATTGGACTATGGGCGACCGTAGCAGGATGGGATCATAGCGGTATTCAAGTAATTAAAGTAAATCCGGATACAGGTGATTATGTTGGGACCAGCATTCCCTTCTTATATGGCAGACCTGAAGTACACACTTCTGATGGCACTAACCTTTGGATAGGAACGACTGACCCTGGGATTTTTAAAGTTGACCCTGTTACCCGAACAGTTATTCATCAAACATCTATCGGTGCGGCACCTAAAATAATGTACTTTGATGGTGCCTATATATGGGTTGGATTGGCATCTAACTCAGTATTAAAAATAGATCAGTCAGGAACTATTATAGGACTTACTGGTACAGGCGTTACACCAACTGGCATTACATTCGATGGTACTGATATTTTCGTATCTTGTGGCACTGGCAAGACCATCAAACGGATTAATAGAACAAACAACAACCTGTTAGATACCTTCACCTATTCAAGTGATGTGCTTCATATTGTTTGGCTGAATAACAAATCTAAGCTGTATGCCATATTTGCTGATGGTTCTCTTTGTGAAATAAACAAATCCACAGGGGCAATAATTAACACTGTCGTATTACCGGCAACTACATGGTGCAAAATGGCGTATGACGGTATTAACAAATTAGTAGTGAATCATTATTCCACAAGCACCGTTAAAGTCATCACTAACCCATAAGTAAAAAATACCAATATGGATCAGGCAGCAACTAATTTACTAAATTACGAAGCCATTGGTGCGATGCTGGTTTTGACAGTGTTAGCGATTATGTGGCTGGCTAATGTTTTTAAAAATACCACGGAAGACCACACGAAAAAAATTCTGGAAATAAATTCCGCGCATACCAGGACCATCGAAGAAAAGGATGCCAAGCAGGATGCACAGGTTAATAAATTGATTGCTGACTTTACACAGGAACGTAAAGACATGTTGCTTGCTCATGCACAGGAACGCAAAGAGTTTACTAATGCGTTTAACAACAACACACAGGTACTTAACAATTTATACATTGCTATTGAAAAACGTAGCAATCCATCAATCAGACTGACTGAAAGAAATGAATAGTTTCACTGGGAAACCAGAATTAACCGATGCCGACCCTATTACCAATGACGGATGGTGGTGTGATTTGAATCTGGGTGATTTGATGGCGCAATATCGCATTCCAAGTGAATACGATGATGCAGTTATAAGTGATGGCTTGGTGCTGTCAATGATTGAAGTCAATAGGCAGCTTGAACCGATTAAAACATTGTTGAGCGCAACCTATTCAGACTTGGAAGCGTATCACACGGTGAATTCTGAACAGACAGGCGGTGTTGAAGTAGTGGTTAAAAAATATGAAGAAGCCGTTTATTGCTATGCCAAAGCGATTTTATTACAACAGTTTAAAACCATGAACCGTAAAGCAGAAGCTGAAAATATAGCGAAGGAAGCACAGGAAACCGAACATTACTGGCTTAACCGCTCATTGCAGGCAGTTTTATTCTTCTTTAAAAAATTCAGCATTGATGCAAGCACACTGCAAAGTGTCAATGACGTGGTGGTAATTGCAATATGAGAAAGCTCGCTGCCTTTGTTGATTACATCATTAAAGAACTGAATGTGGTCGCCGCTGAGAATATCTCCAGCTTTACAGTCATTGATGAATATGTACCTTCAGGTGACTATGTTTCAAATAGCCATCAGGAAGGAATCTGCATATACGATCAGACTTATTCGGCTGTAATTCGTATTGAACGATTTCCTGCACGCATACAGCCGCAAAGATTATTGGGATTATTAGCATGTTGGTTACTTGAGAATGATCCAAGGCCATATCGATACAAAATAGAACACGGTGAAAACGGCGATAAATTACCGTTGGCTATCCCCGATATTAATATCGAAGAAGAAAGTGATTCCAGCGTGGCTATTGAGCTGATTGTTTCTTTTCGTGAACCTGTTTTCGCCGTTGAATCATTTAACGGTGAATTCAGGTATCTGGATAAGACTTACCGATTAGCCGATGAAAACGAAGAATCTGAGCAGTTTGAATTCAACTACATTATGAATCTGTCATGACTAACAAAGCGACGATAGACCTTATTAAAAAATATGAATCACTGCATGATGGTGATTTATCGCAAATCGGCTTACAGCCTAAACGCTGCCCTACCGGTATCTGGACCATAGGCTACGGTCATGCGTTACGAACTGAAGACGGCGCGCGCTTTTTAAGCAGGGAATCAGACAAAGATGAAGCCTATCGACAAGCTGGAACAATTACTGAAGACCAGGCGAATGCGTATTTGCACACAGACTTACTCATTTTTGAAAATGCAGTTAAAGGCATGGCACGCGTTAAGTTATCTAACAATGAGCTAGGGGCATTAGTGTCACTTGCTTACAACATCGGCACGACTGCATTAAAAAATTCTACGTTATTGCAACGTTTAAATATTGGCGATTACCAAGGTGCGGCGAATTCGTTTCTGATGTGGAACAAAGGCACGGTGAATGGGAAAAAAGTAATACTAAAAGGACTAACGGCACGACGTAAAGCTGAAAAAGAATTGTTTATGTCATGAGTATAGAAACCAGCGGCATTGAAGCGATAGAACAAAAGCTTCGCAATTTAAACACCGCCACACAAGCAAAACTATTGCGCAAAGTGGCGAATAAAGTCGCTTCACTAAGTAAAAAACGCATTACTGCACAAACGGATTTAGCAGGCAGGAAATTTACCAGTCGTTCACCGAATACCGCTGAAAAGCTGATGCGGAAAAAGATGCTCACCGGTTTGCGTAGTCGGTTGCGGGTGTTATCAGTTACTGATGAACAGGCGATTATCGGGTTTACCGGCAGAGCTGAAAAAATAGCCACTGAACAACAGTTCGGTATTAAGGACCCACCGAAACGCACCAAGCCGCCATCAACTGGCAGAGGGAATAGCAGAAGCCGGCGTGAATATAACGCCGCCGATGCCGCCTCAAAAAAACAGGCTTTGGCATTGGTAAGGCTTGGCTATAAGGCGAAGGTAAACGGACAGTTAAAAGTTCCTACTACCAAGTGGATTATGGATCACCTCATGTACCAAAAGGCAGGCGTAATTATTCAGTTGATGCGCAAATCGGCGGATACCGAAAGGCGCAACATGTACTTGCCGGCGCGTTCGTTTTTAGGCGTAACCAGTAATGATGAACAAGAGCTGTTGGCACTGATAGACGATGTTATTAACAAAGAGATTAACAAATGAAACATGAAGAAGTAGAAGCAAAGCCTGTGCATGAAATTGAAGTGATATTCAAAAAGCCTCATGAACACGCAGGCGTTAAATACCAGGCAGGCGATAAAGCAATTATCGCTATCGAATACAAAACAATACTTGAAAAAATCGGGGTGATCTAATGGCGGCTACAACTTATATAGATAAGGGCTTTAAAGGCTCTGGCCAATTAAAACTGGCAATTCAACGTGCCAATGGCGATTGGGGCGGCTATGTCGATATTGGCAACGCTGAAATGTTTGAAATGACACCTGAATCGGATGAATCTTCACGGGTATCATTTCTGGAAGAATCATTCGGGCAGGCATTGGATACCGACTACACGGCGAAACCTACCAAAATCAAACTGACATTCGACAATATGTCATCAGCTAACATGGCGAAAGCCTTAAATGCAGCATTGTTGCTTAATGACAATGTTGATGCTGGAACAGTGACAAACGAAGCACACACTGCATGGCATGATGAACAAATCCGTTTAAAGCATGAATATGTAAGCAATGTGGTTATCTCAACCCCGACCGCTGGCACAGGTACGCTTTATACCACCGATACGGCAGGTTATACGATTGGTGATACCCGAATCAATATCATCACAGGTACTGGCACGGTATTAGCAGGTGACACCGTTACATTTGCAGGTGATACAAACCTGTATGCTATCAAAGAAGGCGTAACAGCGGCTGGCGAAATTGTTTTGGCGAGTGGGCTTAAACAAGCCATTCCAGCGGCGGCAACGGCAATGACGATCCGCGCGGCGATTTCTTCCTTATCGGCAACTACGGATTACACGCAAGATTCTCTCTACACTCACTTTGTAAAAATCCTGAATTCTGGCGTGATTGCTAATGGTGGCAAGGTGTTAGTGGCTTATTCCTACAAAGGCGTAACCCAAGACACCTTGTTGGGTGGTTTAACTTCGTTTAACGCAAAAATTGAGTTGAACGGCAAAAACAAAATCAGCGGTAAGCGTTTTACGGCTTTCGTCGGTAAAGCGGTGATGACATCGGGTTCTGGCTTCAATTTCTTGACCAAAGATTTTGCCAAAGCAGACATGACAGGGATTGCCAATATTGATGATGATGTCAATTCACCTTGCTTCGGTCATCCATTAGTCGTCAGAAACGAAGTGACTGTTCTAGCCTAGTACGGTGTTTAAAAACTCTAAAACCATCACATTAAATCAAAGGCTGTCTTGTACAGCCTTTGAGCTATCCGTCGGGCAAATACTTTCTGTACTGTGGTTGATGGATGAGTATGAATACCCGACACAGATTGAAGAATTCGCTGTGGTCAATGCTGACAATCTGCTGTTGAAATCACATGACGTGCTGGTATTCGACAATAAAACTGATTTTGCAAAGCTGAAGCAGGATGAATCAGAAAAAGTGATTGCACTGTTCTTTGAAGTCAATAAAGCATTCTTCAAAGGCAATGACAGAGGGGAATATTTTGGCGAGCCATTATTTACAGAAACCATCACAGGGCGTGAATTTTACGATCAGTTAAGCAGTAATTCAGAAGTGCTTGCCAGACACGGACACTCAAACGTATTGAGTTACCCATTCAGCTATTTTTTGACAGTGATAGAAAATTTTAACGAGGCGAATCGTGGCTAACAACATTATCAATGTCATCATCAATGGTAAAAATAATCTGAAGAAAACCTTTGCGGAAGCAGGGCAGGATTTAGAAAAGTTCAAGTCTACGATAGACAGCGCAAAATCAACGCTGTTGGGTTTGTTTGGTGTTAGTTTAAGCGGCGCATTTATCAAAGGGCTGATTGATACGGCTGATAAATGGTTACAGCTTAACGCACAGATTCGCAATGCCACGAAAACCAGCGAAGAATTCACCGTTGCACAAGAAGCCGTCGTTGATATTAGTCGCAAAACTTACACATCACTTGAAGCCAACGCGGGATTATTCTCTAAAATCAATCTGGCAATTTCGGCGATGGGTGGCAATGCCTCGCAATCCATCGGTGCAGTAGATCAGATTTCCAAACTGGTTGCCTTATCTGGAACATCGGCTGAATCAGCGGCGGCGGGTATCTTCCAGTTTACCCAGTCAATAGCCTCAAACTCCCTACGCGGCGCAGAACTGAATAGCGTTTTAGAACAAACGCCTGCTTTGGCGAGGGCTATTTATGAAGGGCTGGGTGTCAATATTGGCACATTGCGCAAAATGGCAGAAGAAGGCGCATTGGATACCGCGACGGTATTGGGTGCGATTGAGAAATCAACCGCCAGAACAAACGCAGCTTTCGCTAAATTACCTGTCACATTTTCCAAAGCAACGCAGAACCTGTCCAATTCATGGCTGGAATTTGTCGGGCGTTTGAATGAAAGCGAAGGCGTAACGGCCACGCTGGGTGAAGGCATTAATTATCTCGCTGACAGCATGGATACGCTGGGCGGTTATTTACTGAAACTGTTGGCAATTGGTTTTGTCGCTGGCTTGGCAAAAATGACAGCTGGTTTATTGTCTACCGTCGAAGCAATGAAACTGGCACGACTGGAAGCACAAGCCAACGCGGTAGCCAATGCACAAGCGACGGCCGCTGAAGAAGCGCGCATTGCGGCTTTGTACGCACAGGTAGCCGCGCAAGAAGTCGATATTCGAGCAAAGATAGCCGAAACAGAAGCGACTATTGCCGTTACCCAGGCAGATATTAGAAGCACACAGGCAATGATTGCCAATGCCGCTACCATGCAGGCACGAGCGGCGTTGGTTGCCAGAATTGCGGTATTAAATGGTGAACTGGTAGCTAGTCAGGCGGTATTGATTGAACAGCAAACCGCTTTAAACGTTGTGCAGACACAAGGCGCATTAACCATGCGTGAAATGGCAAGTGCGACGTCGCTATTAAGTGTCGGTATTGCTGGTTTGGTTGGTTGGGAATTAGGCAGCTGGGCAAGAGAGCAATTCGTCTGGGTTGAAAAACTGGGTATCGCTATTGCCGGTGTAACACACCTTATTGCCGCTGGTTTTGATACTGGCAGACAATCAGGTGACATATCGAATATAGCCAGTGGTTACATTGACCAGTTTAAAGCCGCTGGCAATGAATCAATCAAGGAAACCAAAGCCAGACAGGAAGCCGAACAACAAGCCGCTGAAGACACTAAAAGAAATGAAGACATAAAAGTCAAAGCCATTCAGGACGGTATTAAAAAATCACAGGTAAAGCTGGAAGAACTTAACAACGTTCGCAAAACCAGTTATGAAAAGGATTTAAGAGACCTTGACAACTCTGAACGTCAAAAACTGGCAGCATTAAACAACGCTATTCCTGAACGCCTTGGTGTTGAAGAAAAATACCAGTCTACCAAGCAGGTGATACTGCAACAGGCAGAAGTAAGCGAACAGCAACGCCTGATTCAGCAAGACGCTATTGAGATGCAAGCCAACGCACGACGCTTGCAATTGGCTGTTAATTTCAACAATCAGAAACTAGCCGATACTACACGCATTTTTGATGCTGAAATCGCGGTGATGCGCAGCCGTAATCTCGCTACGGATCAACTCGAAAAAGAAAGCAACGACGCTAAAAAAGCCATTCTCCTTGAATTGGAAAAAAGCTATGAAACGTCAATTTCCAAGCTGACTTCCATAGACCAGCAACACCGTGATAAGGCGGTAGGTTATCTTCGGGAAATCAATACTGAAGAATCTGGCAGGTTGGCAAAACTACAGGAACTTGATGCAGTTGGCTTAAGTGCAACGCAAGTTACAGAACAGCGTAAACGCCAGATTGCCCAGGATACCGCCACCGTAAAAAAATTGATTGCGGATGGTGAATATGCCAAAGCAGTTGAGTTAGCTAAAAAGCTACAGGATTTAACGTTTCAACAGGCAATTGCGACCAAGCAGGCAGCGGCAGAAGCGAATAAAGCCAGCGCTGGAACAGGTGATGATAATGCGGCGAAGCAGGCGCGTGATGCTTATAACCAGTCGGTTAATTTAACCACACAGGCATTAAGCAGTGCGGCACAGGCTGAAACAAAACAGGCTGATATTGCCAAAAAAGAAGCCGATAAACAACGTCTGGCACTCGAACAAGTGCGCAGCACGATTGCTGATATTAACGCGGCGATTACCAAGGGAAATACGCTTAAAGTATCGGTAGACACCAAGGAAATAGACGCTGCACACGCGGCTATTGATGCGATACCGACAGAAAAAACCGTCACTATTCGCACAGTAGAAGCTCACGCCGATGGTGGGTGGGTTGGCTCAATCAGACGTGCGGCTGGCGGTGTTGCGGGTTATATCAGAGGAGCTGGAACAACGACCAGCGATTCAATCCGCGCGTATTTGAGTGACAGAGAATATGTCGTCAATGCCAAATCAACCGAATCGGTGGGTGTTGGTACACTGAATTACATCAACAAACACGGGAAATTGCCTGCTTTCGCGGGTGGTGGTTTGGCATCCATAAGCGATCAGCTATCACAGATCAGAGTACCAAACATCAACATGGTATCTACTGGGAATAACGTCAGTAAAAATGTAGGAACATTTGATATTAATCTATCGGTAGGCGGGACAACGGCAAAAGTGACAGGTGAAAACACACCTGCACTACAGGCGATTATCGCCACATTACAACAACAACAAAGGGCTATGAAACGTGGGTAATATACTAAAACAAATTTTAACGGGGAAAGATAATCAAACACATGACGTGATCCGCTGGCTGACAGTGTTGGCGTTTTTAGTGGGGATTATCTTGGAAATTTATCATGCAGTAATCGGTGGTGATTTTAATCTTGAACAATACGGTATCGGTATGGGGTCAATGCTGGCGGCATCGTCTATTGGCATACGAATAAAAGCATCAACTGAACCTGAGTAATATGCAATGTCTGATATTTGCGATATGGCAGATAAAACCATCGAATTTCAACAGGGCGTGAATCTGTACAAATCACATCGTGATGTCCCTGATTCATGCTCAACGGGGGAATGCTGGTTTTGCGGTGAATATCTTCCTGCTGGTCATCGGTGGTGCAATACGGAATGCCGCGATGACTGGGAAAAAGAAAACAGATGATAAGGGGTTTTATTATGGATTTTGATGATTGGGTAATAATTTTTATGACGCTGGCGATTATATCCGGTAGTTATGTAATTACTATGCTTGGAACCTCATAACATGATACCGATTAATTTGTATAACTATCACCTGCTAGGCGTTAGAAAACCGCACAGCCGTGAAACACAAAATAAAGCCCCCATTAAGCGGGGGGCGAAAAAAAAGCCGATTGATTTTATGAAGGGAAGATAAGGGATGGCTGCCAATAAAAAAAACACCGTTCGTCATCATTTTGCCTGTGGTAAATGCAGTAAATCATGGTCTATGGATGAATGGTCGCCTGCCTTATCAATGCGCTGCCAGCATTGCGGCATTGAAGGGAAGATAAATAGCAAAGGAGTTTCTAATGGCAACGTTAAATAGTATCAACCTGGGCATAAATACCCGCTGGTTAAATGAGTTTGAAGGTTCGGCGATTGCCAATGAAAGTAAATTCACCGAAGACGGACGGCAATTCATTTTCCAGAAGAAAAAACAGAAGTTTCGTGCTATTTCCTATGACTGTACTGGCGAATGGATGCCTTATGCTACCGTTAAACAACTGGCTGAAATCAGAGACAGCGGACAGTCGGCAGTATTAACACACAATGACGGGCGGGTATTTAATGTGCTGTTGGATTCTATTGAAGGCCTGCCAAGAAAAGGATTTTCCAAGCACTCAGAAACCAGTCATTTTCAACTGACTTTACATTTTACCGAGATTTAATTATGCCAATCACTCTTATAGCAAAAGCACCGCAAACTATATCTGAAACTTCATCGAACGGCGGAATAATGACTAATACAGACATCGTGGCAACACGCGGTGGCTATGGCAATTTTCCTGTATTGAACAAAGCTGAAAAAATAAGCGGTGCGACGAAAATCAGAAAGTTTTTCTGCAAACTGCATGACACCGCGAATCAAATAGCGATTAAAGGCGTGGCTTTTATTCGTAACGTGACATTAAAAACTGATTCACTATCCTATATGATTTTAGGTACTCAACGCGATCAACAGGGGGCGATGGGGGCGCGAAAATATGCAACTGGCTTGCTTAATACAGCCGTCAATGCGCTAGATAATGTACTGATAGTTGATTTTGAAGCGGGCAACGGTGCAAATAATGTTGTTCAGGCAGGGGATTCATTAATCGTTGATATTGACGGGCTTAATGAAAGCTATGACTTAACTGTAGCGAGTGTGGTGTGGACTGTTGACCAGGCTGAAATAACGCTGACAACCGGCGTGCTTACTAATCTTGCCAGCGGGGTGAAAGTAGGATCATGTATCGTTGATACGACCAACATTAATACTGCTTCAGATAACATAGTTAAATCATTCAGCACATCGACTTATGATGAAGTGACATACCCTGTTTTAACTGAAAATGTCAGCACCATTGAAGAAACCATCACGATTACTATCACGGGGACTAATACATTCAGCGCAATTTCTGATATGCGCGGATCATTACCCAATGGGTCGACGCTGACAGATTATGCGCCGATTAACGCCGCTTTTTCTTTGCCTTATTTCACTTTACAAGCCGCAGGTTGGGGTGGCACACATACCAATGGTGAAACCTTGCAATTTCAGGTTCATCCGGCGGCGATTCCAGTGTGGGCGGTTTTAACCACCAATGCTGCGGCCGCTGATGGTACAGATACGGTTTATGTCGGTTTTCGCGTTGAATCATAGGTAAATCCATGCCGGCAACTACTCACATCATCGACTGGAAAACAACGGCGAATGAAAACAAGCCGCCGTTGACCATTGAGACTGACCCAGAAAGCATTTATACGGGGGATAAAATAACACTGAGATTGTACAGTGCTTATTCTCATCTGCTTTTTAGTCCGTATGGTGGTTTGTCGGCAAAATCGGTTAGCCCAAAAAATGAGCCGATAACTGAAATAATTGAATTGTCTGGCGGCAATGAAATAACCGCAAAATACCCTATTGATACGGTAACAACGTTAATCGATGTTATGCCATTGGTTGATGAAACCACCCACGCATTGATTGCCGCGCCTATCGGTCAATTGTTTAGCGTGGTGAACAATAAGTTAAAACTGAATGATGAAACTCTGAAAATACACGGTTCAATCAAGCTGGTTTATCGCACATTCAATGCGCAAATGTGGACACATACGGCATTTAACACAGTTGGCAATGCGTTATTGTTCGCACAAAATGAAGTCACGTTGGATTATGAAAATGTGACATTGCGCATAAATGAACGCTCTAATTCAGCAAGCGACAACATACGGATTGAGGCGTGGACATCACAGCCAAAGCACAAATTTAATCCCTATCACGCGGTTATTATTTACCCTGCGACCAAACAGTTTGAAGTTCTGGCTGATTATGGCACAGTTGTTTTTCGTGAAAAAGTCACGCATACCATTAAAGCCGAAGAAATTACTTTCAGTGGCACAGAAGCCAATCTTCAATATCCGATTAAAACCCTGGGCAAAGTATCTGGCATATTTTTTGACAAAGATTTGAATCGCATAAATCCGACATTCAGGCTGACCAATGGGGTAATTAAATCAAGCGTGGAGTGCTATGGTTTTGCGATTGTCGAATACACAACACAGGGATTAGTCTATGACTACAATGCACAAGTCACTGTCATACCGCCACCGACACCATCAACGACTATTCGTATTGGCTACATAATCGCACAGATAAAAGGCAAAAACGGCATAGGTGCGAGCTATAAAGTACCTGCATGGCAAACCGATTCCAAAACACCGATTGATTTTTATACGGTAACGCGCAAAGTGCTAAGCCAGGAAACAGGAAGCTTT